ATGATTGTGAAAATACTAAAATAATTTACGCAAGATGTAAAAAATCAATGTATTTATTAGATGACATACATAGAAAGTATGTTTGCGATTATTTATTTAAGGAAAATGACATTTTAGCTATAAAATCTGTTGCTGGAAGTGGAAAAACTACTACATTATTAAATATAGCAAAAAAACATAATGATAAAAAAATTTTGTATATAGCATTCAATAAAAGTTTAATTACAGAAATAAAATATAAAATAAAAACACAAAATATACATAATATTCAACCATTTACATTTGATGCTTTATTATATAAGTTATTTATATCTCTAAAAGGATATGAACCTACTATTGTTGATTTAAGACCACAATTTATAGGTAAAATAATACCATTTTTAGAAGGAAAACCATATAAAGTTAGAGAATATTATTGTAAAAAATTTCTTCAATTTTGTAATGATGCTAATAATAATGATATTCGTCAATTTTGTTTAACTAAATTAGGTGATAAGAAACCACTCATGGAACAGATGTGGGATAAATCTAATCAAGACAAATTAATTACATTTGAAACAATTAGAAAAAAAGCATATATAAACAGATGGTTTAAGGATTTTATTGACAATTCATTTCATTTAATTATGATTGATGAGACACAAGATTTTGACATGATTATGTTAAAAATGTTGTTGAATGATACAAAAATACCTAAAATATTTGTTGGAGATCCAAAACAATCTATTTATGATTTTAGAGGTTGTATTAATGCTTTCAATTATCTACCAAAAGAAGCATTAGTAATTGAATTTTATTCAACATTTAGAGTTGGAAATCCTGCTTGTGAAATTATTAGAAGCAAATTTGATGATTGTTGGATGATTTCAAAAAGCAAGAATGAAACACATTTTATTCCAACATTTGAAAACAATGACAAGTATGTTTATTTATTTAGAAGTTGGAGAGTTTTATTACAAACTGCCGAAAAAACAAATAATGTATGGGTTTATAATTTTGATAAAAAAATAAATGAAATTAGAAATCTTCATAAAAAACTTCAAAATATAAACAATTTTGATGACGATGATGATAAGTTTGAAGATGACCTGCCTAAATTTCTTACATCAATAAGTTCATATCAACTTGAAGAATTAATTAACAATATAACTAAAAATGTAGTTTGTTTTGAAGATAGCATAATTCAATTTTATACTACACATTCATATAAAGGTATGGAAAATGACAATATTAGATTAGCAAACGATATTGATTTAACTGAGGATGAAAATATTTATTATGTTGCTATTACAAGAGGTATGAAAAAAATTGTCATAGATGATTAAAAATATATTTATGAGTTCTAATCTCTACACCATTATCAATCATTCTATAATCACTACTTACAATATTATATTTTGTCTTCAATAAATTTTTTATTATTGATAACCAAGGTCTTTTTCTTTTATTTGGTTCTCCAACTGCTTTCATATTATTAAAAGCATAATATTTTCTTATTTCAGGAATAAGCACCATTATTTGTTTTTGGATTTCTTCATTTTTGTCTAATTCATAAAGCGTATATTCTGTTTTATTTTCTAAATCTAAAATAGATATAATCTTATCTACAATTTCTTCCTGTTCTTTTTTATACAACTCGCTTTTAAGACGCATTACAATATACTTAAAATAATAAATAATTTTTAAGTATATTATTTATAAATTTTTAATTTTCTTCTTCTTGTTGATGAGTTCCTTTTCCATTCATATCCTTCTTTCAAATTATAAGCATATTCAAAGTAGTTTTTATAGTTTTCCTTTTTAACTTTTTCAATAGCTTTATCTACATTATTTTCTAATTGTTGATAATTTCCAACATTCCTATCTTTTTTCATGTAAGTTTTTATTTGGTTAAAATATGCTTCAATAGGTAAATTACTACGAGGTGTATATGGAACAGCAAATAAATATGTATTACCGCTTTTAGTTATAGCATTTTTTATTACTTCGTTATTATGACTTCCAGCATTATCTAAAATAATAAGATGATCTTTATATTTTGGAAATATGTGTTTTTCTAAAAATTCTAATAATCTTTCTTTTGTCATACCTCCCTTTTCATATAATTCTTTTCCAACACATTTTGTATTACTTATTGCTACTAATAGAGTAAATTTACGAAATACAAGTTGATTTGATGTTTTTATTATACAACGCTTTCCTAAATTACATCTACTATAAGTTGGTTTCAAAGCAGAACCAACACTTGTTTCATCCAAACAAATAATTTTGTTGATAGGAAATTTACGAACTTCAGTAAAAAATTTATTCATTTCATTTTCTTTCTCAATTGGTTTCTTATATCTTTCTTTTGGGAAATGTTCGTGTCTTGTTCGTTTTCTTGTTTTATTATTATCTCTAATAACTTGTCCTAAATGTTGAGGTGTAATATCAAACGATGGATACTTCTTTTTTATATCAATAGCTAATTCATTCATAGTAAGTTGTTCGTTTTGTTTCAATAATTCTAACGCAGTATTTACTTGTGGTTTAGTAATTTTATAAGATATAGGTTTTCGGTTTTTTCTTGTAAGATTTTTAGAAGTTTTATATTTATGTATCCATCTTTTAATTGAAGACTTTTTACAATCAAATATTTTACAAGTATTATCATATCCGTCTTCATGGTTTAAGTAATAATTGACGGCAGATAACTTATAATCAACGCTTTTATGCTTCATATAATAAATAGATAAAAATTATATTAAGCGTGCCATTTTAAATCTTCAAGGGTGTAAAATTATATCTCTTAGTAAATGAAAATTTTATTTTTATTTTTCAATTTTAGTAACATCAAATTCGAAATATTTTAGTAAAATATGCCCAGAAAAATATACCTACAAAGCATTTAGAAAATAGATCTAGTATATTGAACCATACATTCTTTTGGATATCATCCATAAAATACACCACTCCGTATAGTGCCCATAAGAAAGCAAAACAAGAAAACAATATTGTGTTATTGAAATTCTTTTTTGGAGCTACATAATTCGAGTAAATATAATAATAAAGACCAGCGAAAAAAGCAAATCCAACTGTATTGGAAATATTTTTGTCCAATAAATTCATTTCACCTAAATATCCAGCACCTAACATTCCAAAATTCAATACCAAAATGAAAAGGTAAGAAAAGAAATGGAGAGAAGGCCCATTTGTATTGTACAATAACGCTAGTACCAATACTAATAACATAATTGGGGTAGTAATAGACCAATCTAGATACCGTGTATCATTGATTTTTTTATAGTCAACTTCTTCCGGATTTTCTTCAAACATAGAAACGAATTTTCCATAAAAATAGGCTGCCACAACTGAAATACAGGTTTCCAAATTCAATATGTGACGTATTTTATTGTCATTTGTGCGTAATGCTTCTATAAATGTAATAGTGGCGGTTGTCATAAGAAAAACATAGGTTATGTAAAAACTTGAATGTACTAATTCTGTAGTCTTGATAGAGTTCATTATATGGTATTATTAGAAAAATTAATTATATATAATGTCTAAATACCAAAAATAATGGACGGTGATTTTGAACAAGTTTCAGGAGAACGAATGATCAATGATATACGTGATATATCTGAATTTAAAACGATATCTTTCAGTGGATATAAAAAAACAGATGTTAAAAAACAATTATTAGACTCACTATATAAATCAAAAATAGAACAAAGTTGTTATTGGTGTGCTGAATTGTTATGTGCCGGTCATTTTATGGAAGTATGGGAGTGTATTCTGTTTTATTTAGGAAAACATATTCATTTAGGAAATCCAAAATTAGCAATTTATATTGATTCCCGATTCCAAGTATTTAGGAATATCATGGTTCAAGGATTATATTATGATGAACTTCAACTTCGTAACTCGCCAACAATACGCAATATGTTCGCAGAAATTTGTTGTGTATTCGCAACTAGTCCTAAAAAACCGTGTTTTGAACCCGTAAAACTCAACAAACAAGAAGAATTTGATATGACTCAGATTTCTCTCAAATTAAAAGCACCAGATAATACGTTTTTAGAACCTATTATGCGAAAAAAAGACCCAAAAGAATTATCTATTGCGGTGAATGAATTTACATACCACATTTCTTCTTCTGAAACCCATAACCCAAATATGGCATTGGCATGTTATTGGGTAGAATGGATTATCAGTTTTGATCAAATATGTAAAAAAAAGAAGCAAGCAATTGTAGCAGATACTAGAGACAAAATTCCAGTAGAATATAAACATCAAAAGGAAGTTATATGGATAATATGGGACTCGCTCTTTTATACAGCACAAGACGATCCTTTCTCTCAAAAAGTTCTACAGTCAATATTGAATTTATTTTGTTTGAAATTTACTCCAGGAAGTATTCGTAAACGAGTTCACTTGTTATATTTTGCTATATCCATGGTTACAGAACCATATCGACGCAATATTCCAATGATCGTTCATAAAGAAACCATTGAGAATACTTTAGGAGAAATTTCCAGTATTTATAAACAAATTAAAAAGACAGAACAAAGTCCTCAAACCGATTATTTATTTGCGGGTCTTCATGATCCAAATAATGTCCAAAAATCCCTTCATAAAATTGAATTGGTGAATTCCATTTTGCCGAATTTCTCTCAATCCATTTGAAAAATCAAAAACTTTAGGAGAAAATATTTTTTTCAAAAAAGGTTTTAAAAAACAAAAAAACACAATGATCGTTAATTGGATAATTATATTATAGCCATCATATGTTAAGAGTAAATGCTTACATATCATGTAACAAAAACGATTATCATTAATAATATTATCGCCCCACATGGCATAACTGATTTTATACATGCAATCAATAAAAAAGACTATCTTCCATTGTTGTTAACATATGGTGCGTCCATGTCTGTTTCTCAAAAGCTAACGCCAATCATATTGAACTCCATATACCAACTACCATTATGTATTGCTTCTTTGATTCATTTTCATCGTGATTTCGAATTGT